TTACGACAAGGAATGCTCAATCAAATCACTGGGCAATATCGGATACTTTAGCCACCCATTGTTTGATGCGTATATGCTCAGTGCGTGGGGTGATGATGGGACACAGTTCGTCGGATGCCCAAAAGAAGAATTCGACTGGAGTATAATTGAGGGCAACCGCATCCTCTCACACAACGCATCATTTGACGAGACCCTGTATCTGTTCGGCGTAGATAAGGGGTGGTGGAAATACTACAAATACAAAGAGTGGTTATGCACCGCTGACATGGCGGCTTATTGTGGGTTACCGCGATCACTAAAGGGGTCAACCGCCGAAGTATTCAATCTAGAGATGTCGAAGGAGACCCGCGACTCCATGCTTGGAAAACGGTGGGAGAACATGACCGACGAGTTCAAGAAGGAAGTGTCGGACTACGCACTGAAGGATTCTGAACTGTGCCTTAAACTATGGGAAGCTCTAAAAGAAAAGTGGCCCCAACACGAGCGAGATATTAGTAATACCAACAGGGCGATTTCACGGAGGGGTATACCTATAGATACGGACACTTTAAAGGAACAGAACGACACCATTGCCAAAAGACTGTTTGAAGCAGAAAACTCAATTCCGTGGATTAATGATGCTCCTACGTTGTCAAGAAAAGCATTTAACGACGAGTGCCGTAAGATTGGGCTGGAGCCACCTGTTAGCCTTGCCATGACCGACAAGGACGCTAACGAGTGGATCACAAAACACGGACAAAAGTATAAGTGGATCGGGGCAGTTCGGGACTTCCGTAGGATAAACTCACTAAAGAAAAAGCTGGAGTCTTTTAGAAATGCCACCATGAGCGATGACCGTTATTACGGGAACATCATGTATTGGGGAGCAACCACGGGCAGGTTCTCTGGGGGCGGGGGAAACCTCAACCTTCAGAACCTACCACGCGGAGAAACCTTCGGTGTTGACCTCCGTAAATTGATTTCAACAAAACCAGATAAGCGGCTTGTTGTTGCCGACCTGTCCCAGATTGAGGTACGGACATTGTGCTGTCTGGCTGGAGACACCCATATGCTGGAAGAAATCAGAAACTGTGACGACATTTACGAGGCGTTCGCAATCCGTTTCAATCTATGGTCTAGCCAAAAGGGGGTGCTTAAAGACGAAGCCCCATCCCTTCGCCACAAAGTAAAGACAATGGTTCTTGGTTGCGGTTACGGGGCGTATGTTAAACGCTTTTCTGAGATGTCGGGTATGCCCACTAAAGAAGCAGAATCGGCTGTGCGGATGTATCGGTCACATATGTCTAGTGTGGTGCGGCTGTGGAACATATACCAACGCAAGGCGCACGCCTGTTACAGTGTAACTGAACCGTTCCACATAGAGCTACCATCAGGGCGTTCCCTAAACTACGGGCTGATAAAATGCCACTTGAACAAGGACGGCAGGCGGTCACTTGTGTCAATGCTTGCGAGAGGGGCGAAGAAGACTCCGGTGCGTATATGGGGTGGGCTACTGGCAGAGAACGCAAGCCAAGCCCTTGCGCGAGATGTTTTTTCAGACATACTGCTTAGGATGGAGAATCGGGGGTTGAAAGTAATATTTCATGTCCACGACGAAGTGGTCATCGAAGCTAACAAAGACGAAGCAGATGGTGTCTTAAATGATGTCATTGACATAATGAGAACCCCACCAAAGTGGTTACCCGACCTACCACTGGACGCAGAAGGAAAAGTAATAACACGCTACGAGAAATAAAATGGAATACCGATACTTAAAGACCCTTAACGAAAAGAAGAAAGTTTATAAAGCAGATGACTTGTCTACTATACAGAAGACCAAGCCATCGTTTGCTACCAAGCAACTATACCGTGAGTGGTGTGCTAAACCAGACACCGACCATGTCTTCTACAACACTATAGAAGGAGACAGCCCCAATGAACGGGTGTCGGCAGACAACCCCCCAAATGCGGTATGGGGAGCCGTGGGTGACTACGATGCGAGTGTTGACTGGGATGTGGTGGACAAACTCATCGGAGCGCAGTGCAAAGGGTGTATGCCCACATGGAGAAGCAAAACACAGTCGGGGTATATACGGCTGGTGTGGGAGTTCCCAAGGAGGGTTCCGGTATCCCCCCATATGTTTCAAGCATTTATGAAACGCCTGTCAACCGCCCTCCGTATGGAACGTGTGCTTGCCGGGTTTGATGCCGCTTCACTGCGCCCCAACCAATACTTTGAGTTGGGTGAGGATTGGGTAAAGATAGGTGACCCCATATCGGAAGCACTGCTCCAAACCACCCTGCTGAAAGCGGCAATGGATAAACCACCAGAGTCAGCAGAAACCAGCATACCAATAGAAGTGGTTGCTGAAGGTGTGCGTAAAAAGTTCCCCGACTTCGACGATAGGTGGATGGGTGAGTTTGCTGTCGGTGAGCGTGGGCCGTTGTTCTGGATTGATGATGGGATCGACAGGGACGGTTGCCAGATATTTGAAGAGGGGATGATTTGTTACTCAGATCGTGCAGGTAAGGGGTTCGTTCCTTGGCGGGAGATACTTGGAGGGAGTTTTGTAGATGACTACACCACCTCCAAGATGGGTAACTTGCTGGACGAGTATTGGTATAACGGAAAGAACTTCTTCAAGCTCCTACAGGGACGCGCAGTTACCATACCCCAAGACCAGCTATATCTGGAGCTTCGCAACGCTGGTTTCGCTCCACGACCAAAGAAGGGTCAACGCATATCAGAAGTTGAGGCGGCACGCCTAACCATTTCTAATGAAAACAGGGTAGACGAGATAGCCCCCATCATATGGTCTAAAGATCGTGTAGTGGAGATCAACTCCCACAGGATTCTTAATAGCCAAAACGTAACTCCCGTTGAACCAGCAGACGATGGTGACCCGTCCAGATGGCCTTTTATTCACGCATGGTTAAATCAGTTGTTTGTAAATGGAAAAAGACCAACTGTTGAATACCTGCACGCATGGAATAAACGGTTCTACACATCTGTGCTGGATCGGGTGGGGGCGCAAGGGCAGGGATTGGTGTTGGTAGGCCCAACGGGAAGGGGAAAGACATTATTGTCCCGCGTAGTTATTGGCTCTCTTGTTGGTGGTTTCGGTGACGCTTCCCAATACATATCCGGTCACACTACATTTAATAAAGACCTCGCAAGAGTTCCCTGCTGGTGTGTGGACGACACGAAAAGTGCCGCCAGTTATCAGGAACAAAGAAAAGCAACAGAGGTGATAAAAGAAGTGGTAGCCAACCCAAACATATCTTACATGGCGAAATACTGTGATGACATGAACATTCCGTGGACGGGTCGGGTGATCCTCTCACTCAACATGGATGCCAACTCATTGTCTGTTATCCCTGCATTAGATAGTTCAAACAGGGATAAGTTGATAGCTCTGCGAATCAGCGATAAGGCAGACACAAAGTTTCCTGACAACAAAACACTAGAGAGCATTATAGGGCAGGAGCTACCCCACTACGCAAAGTGGCTTCTGGACTGGGATGTTCCGAAAGAGATCAAAGGCAAGTCACGCTACGGTGTGGTGTCATACATCGACAAGACCATAGCGTCTGCGGCATATGACAACTCCAGCAGAAGTAGTGTGGCAGAGCTTGTGGAGTTCTTTGTTAAAAGGTATCGGGACATTAAGGATGGCGCGACCACATGGCGGGGGACGCTCACAGAGTTTCAGGTGGCAATACACGAAATGAACGGCGGTAGGAGCGTGGGGATGTCCAACAATCTTGAGTTCGTCAGGAGGGGTATGCTGATCATTGAGGAATCTGGGAAGTCAAAGAACAGCAGTATACGCCCAGTAAAATCAATAGGCTCTGGGGGAGGAAAAATTTGGGAAATTGATATTTCTGAAAAATACGATATAGATAATGCCAACCCAGTTGGCACTATATAATGACCCGCGAAGAGATAGATGAGTTCGTAAGCAACGCCACCTCCCAAGAAGTCCTTATAGCGGACAATCTGGATGAAGGCTTTGTTGGCATAGACACAGAAGCAGACACCCCCAGAGCCGTTTACTCAATAGAGCGGTGTATTAAGAAGCTGTCAGAAGAGATGACCAGAGATGATGCCACGGAATACTTCTGGTATAATGTGGCGGGTGCGTGCGGAGAGGGTTACCCCATATTCATATCGACTCCCGAAGACGACAGTCCCTACTAGCGCAAAGATAACGGGGGGTTTAATTCTTGTATAAGAATATCGTACCCCGGAGCTTTGTAGTGGAACCCGTTGCTACTTGTCTCGCCACCAGTAAAGAAATCTGCTTTCTTTAAAAACTTTTTAGTGGGCAACCACCCAACTAAATACACCTGCATAAAGTCTCTTCGGACACGGGTAAAAAAGAACAGGTCGT